CCAGTAGGCTATAGACTTTTAGTTAGACCTTATCAACCAAAAGAAAAAACTAAAGGTGGTCTTTATTTAACAGAGAAGACACTTGAAACACAACAACTTACCACTGTTGTAGGTTTTGTCGTGAAAATGGGAGATCTTTGTTACAAAGATAAAAATAAATTTCCTACAGGACCTTGGTGTAAAGAGGGACAGTTTGTTGTTTATGGACGATATACTGGAGCTCGATTCAAAACAAAATATGGTGAACATCGTATTTTGAACGATGATGAAATCATTGGAACTATTAATAAACCCGAGGACATCCTCGCATTATTCTAGGAGTAATTATGACTGAAACCAATAAAGTTGAACTTGACACAGATGATGTTAAGGAAACAGACATTGCTGTCGAAGAAAAAGAAAAAATAGATACCAAACCTGAAATAGGTGAGGTTGATTTAGGGTATAGTGATCCCATAAAAGCAAGCACTAAAACAAAAGTAATCGATAAAGAAGAAGAAACCAATAAAGAAACAAACACGGAAGAAAAACCTGAGCAAGAAAATCTTAATCAAGTTACTGAAAACGTTCAAAAAAGAATTGATCAACTTACACGCAAATTTAGAGAGGCTGAAAGAAGAGAGAAAGCTGCTTTAGATTATGCTAAAGGTTTACAAAAAAAATATTCTGATTCCGAAAAAAGGTCATCTGTAATTGATGATAATTACGCAAAAGAATTTGATGCTAGGATCGATGCTCAAAGAGAACAAGTAAAACACAATTTACAAGTCGCTATCGAGGCTAATGATGCGAAAGCAATTATGGAAGCAAACGATAAATTGACTCAATTGTCTGTTGAAAAAGAAAAAGCAAGAATATTACAAGAACAAAGAAAACAAGAAGAACAAGTAAAAAAAGATCAAGCTGCCGAGCAAAAAACACAACAACCTGAACAAAAACCAATTGAGAAACCACAAGCTAGTCCTAAAGCAAAAGCGTGGGCATCAAAAAACACTTGGTTTGGTCAGGATAAAGCAATGACAAATGCAGCATTTGGTATTCATCAAGATTTAGTAGAACAAGGGTTTGACCTCGAGTCTGATGAGTATTACAATGAAGTAGATAAACTAATGAGGGGTTATTTTCCTCAAAAGTTTATGAATGATAACAAACCGATTCAAACTGTTGCTTCTGCTGGAAGAAAACAGTTAGGTCGCAAAACTGTGACACTCACTCGATCACAGGTGGCTATAGCCAAAAAATTAGGAGTGCCACTAGAAGAATACGCAAAATTCGTGAAGGAGTAAAATTATGAATGAAACTATTAAAAGAACCTCACGCAGTTCAAGTGAAACAAAAAGCGTTAGAAACAAACCTTGGACTCCTCCATCAAGTCTAGATGCACCTCCTGCACCTAAAGGATTTGTACATAGATGGATAAGAACTGAATTCATGGGTCAAGAAGATACAGGTAATGTATCTAAAAAACTCAGAGAAGGATGGGAATTTGTGAGAGCTGAAGAAATTAAAAATAAACTTGGTGATCATGATTATCCAGTAATCCGTAAGGGACAGTATCAGGGGTTAATTGGGGTTGGTGGTCTTGTGTTGGCAAGAATACCTGAAGAAATAGTCGAACAACGCAAGCAGTATTTTAAAAATATTACTGCTGATCAAATAAAAGCCGTTGACAACGATATTTTAAGGGAACAACGACCAGAGATGCCTATTAATGTTAATAGACAATCTCGTGTAACTTTTGGTGGTGGTCGTAAATCATAGTTTTTTGATTAAAGCCATCGCTGTAATATTAATGCCTTTAAAGGAGATATTTTATGGCAAATCAAAGTGAAAAGTTTGGTCTAAGACCTTATAAATCGCTAAATGGTGCTCCGTGGAATAATGCTCAGAATAGGTATACTATTGCAGCCAATTACGGAACAGCTATTTTCCAAGGTGACTTGGTGGTTCCAGTAGCAGCAGGGAATATTGAAAGATATGACGTAACTGCTAGTAGTGGAGCTGTTAAACCAATTGGTGTTTTCAATGGTGTATTTTACACTGATCCAACCACGAAGAAACCAACATTTAGTAACTTTTATCCTGGCTCTGTTAATGCTAGTGATATTGTTGCAAATGTAATCGATGATCCTAATACGTTGTTTTTAGTCGATTCAGACGAAGCTATGACAAGAGCGGGTCTGTTTATTGGTTATAAAACTACAAACGTAACAGGAAACACAGCAACTGGCATATCTAAAGTGCAACTTGATACAAGCACTGCGGATTCTACTAATGCAATTCCATTGCAAGCAGTAGATATAAGCCAAGACGTTAACAATGAGGACACAACATCTGCTAATACAAATGTTATTGTCCGTATTCAAAACCATTTTCTGAATCCACCAGCTTCGGCTGCGGATACAGGGGTATAAGGGAGATAAAATATGGCTATTTCAAGATCACAATTGGTCAAAGAGCTAGAGCCTGGTTTAAATGCTCTCTTTGGCTTAGAATATAATCGTTATGAAAACGAACACGCAGAAATCTTTACATCTGAAGCATCTGACAGAGCTTTTGAAGAAGAAGTAATGCTTAGTGGTTTCGGTAGTGCTCCAGTAAAAGAAGAAGGTAGTGCGGTTACTTTTGATCAAGCTACAGAATCTTTTACTGCAAGATACACTCACGAAACAATCGCTATGGCGTTTGCTATTACTGAGGAAGCAATTGAAGATAATTTATATGATAGATTAGCTGCTAGATACACAAGAGCTTTGGCACGTTCCATGGCTAATACTAAACAAGTGAAAGCCGCAAATGTATTAAACAATGCGTTTAATTCTAGTTTTGCTGGTGGAGATGGTAAAGAGCTTTGTGCTACTGATCATCCACTTGCAAGCGGTGGTACATTCGCAAACGAATTATCAACTGCGGCAGATTTATCAGAAACTTCATTGGAGCAATCTCTAATTGACATTGCTGCATTTGTTGATGAGAGAGGTCTAAAAATTGCGATGCAGGGTGTTAAACTGATTATTCCAAAAGAACTTCAGTTTACTGCTGAAAGAATTTTAAGATCACCTCAGAGAGTTGGCACTGCTGATAATGACATTAACGCTATGGCTTCTATGGGCATGATGCCACAAGGCTATAGAGTAAATCATTATTTGACAGATACTGATGCTTTCTTTATTATGACGGATGCACCTAACGGAATGAAACAATTCGTTAGAAGTCCTATCAAAACTGCTATTGAAGGAGACTTTGATACTGGTAATGTTAGGTTTAAGGCGAGAGAGAGATACTCTTTTGGATTCTCTGATCCAAGAGGAATTTTTGGCTCACCTGGTGCAGCTTAAATTTTTTTTTCTTCGTAAAAAAAAGGGGACGAAAGTCCCCTTTTTTGCTTAGTTTTATTTTTTGATTCTAAAACATTTGCTCTTCAGGTTTAATTTTTTTGGTTTTTGGACAAACAACCCCAGACCATACAAATTTGGCTGTTGTCCATTTAATTGTTTCTACATATCCTGCAACATGAATATCATCAATACCACATTGTCTAGTCAAAGTTAAAAAATTTCTTAAAAGAAATCTGTGAATAGTCCATGACATACCTGACTCATGCAATTCAACTTTATTTATTTGATCTAAATCGCCAGTTCTTAGTTTAATACCCCATTTAGAAATATGGTTTACATTAAAATCTTCACCAGTATCTATGTATTCACCAATTTTTTGATCCCAAGTCTGAGCAATTGCAGTATCTAAATTATTTTTTAGTTTAAAATAAAGCATAGTTGGATTTGTATTTATATTTTTTTTCATTTTTTTTTCCTTCGTATTGAATTATTATTATCTACTTATTAAACGATTTAGGATTGTAAATGGTTCAAATTTTTTTTCCATCTACTAAAACATCGCTATGTGTTTCTATAACTACTCTAGCTCCACAACTTAGTATTGGTTTGTTATTGCCTCCATATAATACTTTTGATTCACCGAGGATAGTTACTTCGTGTCCGTAGATATTTTGTTTACTTGTTTTGACTGTTATTACAGGTTCATTTAAATTATTTTTTAAATTACTTCTTATTTTATGTTGATTTATATGTATATATTTTTTTGTCATTTTTGTTTACCTTCCCAAAAATAAACAACTAAACCTAAGATTATATAAACTAAAACTATTTCCATTTTTTTATCCTTAGTTTGTAATTAATTTTGGATAGCTAAATACAGTTTGATTTTCACCTCTGTATTCTTTGTGTTGTTTTACTTTTACTTCCATAGAAACACTATCACCAATTTCTAAGTTTTTAAATAATTTGTTATTTGATGTTGTTGTAAAAATATTACCATTGTCATCTTTAAACTTTCTTAAAACACAAAAACCAAACTGTGTATCAAAACCAAAAAGATCATCAAATGTTAACTTAACTGTAATTTTTTCACCAACTTCACCAATAAATTTTGATGGAAAAGTTACACTTGGCTTAGACCAAGATTTTTTTGGCAACCACTCATCATTATCTTGATAACATTCTATTATAGTTGGTCGTTTCCAAATCCTACCATTTCTGATAATCTTGTTAAGGTCAAATGCTTCATCTTCATTCATAAGAACACCATCTTCCCCAATCAACGACTTTGCATTAGCTACTGCTGTGTTCCAATCAGTTGAAAGATTTGTGTCATGAAAACTTTTCCATACCATCATTTTTGAAACCCCACACCATACTTTTGCATTATAACGAAGTGTAAACATCTTTGTCTGTCTACCAGAACTAATATAATATTTTGTTTTTTCCATATTTTTTTCTCCTTATTATCTTATTTATATCACATCTAGATGTGATGTCAACACAATATTTACTTTTTTTTTATTAAGAGTACAATTAAATAACCAAGACAATATAAACTGGATATAGACTGGCTTGGCAGACACCCTAGAGGACTATATCTTTTAACTAGGAAATGGTTTGAAAACTTACCAATTGATAAAAACCCAGATTATGTAGTTTATTTTGATGATTTCGATAGAATTGGATTTGATTCTAATACAGGTCATAGATGGACTGTCGTAAAAGACTCAGGTGCGTCTGTAGCTATTGCAGCAGACCAACTTAATGGTTTAGTCAATCTTAATTCAACAGCAACTACAGATAACGATGGTGCTTCTATTCAAAAAAATGAAATTTTTCAGGTTCAATCTGATAAAGCTCTTTGGTTTGAAACTAAAGTTAGAACATCTGATGTAACTGACACTGATCTGTGTTTTGGTTTTACTGTGAATTTTGCAACAAATCCTGAAGCTATGCTTACAGCTACAGATAGAATTGTATTTCAAAAAGATGATGGCGATGCATCCCTTCTTTGTAAAACAGAAAAAGATGGTACAGAAACTTCAACAGATTCTGGTATTGATATGACAAACGATACTGATGTTACATTAAGTATTCGTTGTCAAAGCACAGGAAAAGTTGACTTTTTTGTAAATAGAAAATTAGTTGCAACACATACAGATAATATTCCAACTGATGAAATTTTAACAATAGCTGCAATGTCTTTATCAGGTAATGCTACTGGAACTAAAGTTACATCAATTGATTATATGTTTGCTGCGTCAGACAGATAGGAGTAAATCATGAACTCTGATGTAGGTGCAAAAACTTTAACATCAACAGGCACAATACAGTCTGGTAGAACTAGATTATTGTCTATTTATTATGTTGGTCATGCAAGTGCAGGAACTTTAACTTTTAAAGATGGTGGAGGAAGTGGTACACAAAAACTTGTAATCACAACTCCAGCTAGTAGTGCTGCTGATCAATATCAGGTGGACATACCTTTAGATGGTATTTTGTTTAAAACGGACATGCATTTGACAATTTCAAATGTAACCTCTGTGACTGTTTTTGTTACACCAATAACTGCTGACACTGATAATGGATAGTTATTACGAAGATCTTGATTTGTTTGGTCTAAAAGAAGGAGGCATGCCTCCTCGCAATAAAAAAAATTTTAGACCAACAAAATCAGGTGCAGGAATGACTGAAGCTGGTGTAAAAGCTTACAGGCGTAAAAATCCTGGTTCAAAGCTACAAACGGCTGTTACTGAAAAAAAACCAAGTAAATCTAGATCCAAAAGAAGAAAATCTTATTGTGCTAGGAGTCGTGGACAAATGAAGATGCACAATGTAAACTGTAGGAAAACACCTAACAAACGAATTTGCCAAGCAAGGAGGAGATGGAGATGTTAGAAAAAATTAAATTTTATAAAGATATGATAAAAGACTTGTATACAACCAATAAAGACCTTATAGTTGTTGTATTATGTGGTTTATTAGTAATATCTTGGATGCTATAGCAACCTCTATCTTATTGTTGCTATTTTTATTTTTTTTATTAATAGGGAGTGCTTGGGCGATAATATCTTATCCAATCAATAAATTGTATGAATTTAACAGAAAACTTTTCTCTGGCAGAACTAACAAAATCACAAACAGCAACTCGACTAGGGTTTGACAATAAACCCAATCAGATGCAAGTTTTGGCATTAACAAAACTTTGTGAAAATGTTCTTCAACCAATTCGTAATAAATTTGAAAAGCCAGTCATTATATCTTCAGGCTTTCGATCAGCTCGTTTAAGCGAGGCTATAGGTTCTTCAAGTAAATCTCAACACTGCAAAGGCGAAGCTGCAGATATTGAAATATTTGGTTTAGATAATAAAATACTTGCTAGTTGGATTCATGCAAACATCAAGTATGATCAGTTGATTCTTGAGTTCTACAAACCATCAGATCCACAAAGTGGTTGGGTTCATGTGTCATATACTGATGATTGTCGCAAACAATTTTTAAAAGCTTATAAAGATGCTAAAGGAAAGACGAGGTATATACCATGGCAATAACAAGAATGCAAATGGCAAAACAAATTACAACGCCACCAGGAAAAAAACGCAAGGTGGTAAGGGGTAGAAAAAAGGTTAAAAAAAGAGTAGGATGAGGTATGCAAATAACAAATAACATAATTAAATTTAATAAATTTTTAGTAAAAATTCCAAAAGAAACTAAACGAGTTTGGGATTTATCTGAAAATAGATGGGGTTATAAATATGACAAAACTATGTGCTAGAGGCAAAGCTGCTGCAAAAAGAAAATTTAAGGTTTACCCAAGTGCATATGCAAACGCTTATGCATCAAAGATTTGTGCTGGTAAAATTAAAGATCCAAGTGGTGTAAAGAGAAAAGATTTTAAAGGACCTAAACCAGCTAACAAAGGAATTTTCGCTGAAACAAATTACGAATTTAATGTTGGAGGACACGCTGTTATGGGTTCACCAGTAAGCGTGGATGTTGATGGCGATACAATAACAAATCCTTCTGCCAGTAATTATTATAAAGATCTAATGTAATGGGTTTAAAAAAGTGGTTTTCAGAAAATTGGGTTGATATTGGTGCACCAAAGAAAGATGGAAAGTTTCAAAAGTGTGGACGAAAAAAAGCCGATGGCTCAAAAAGAAAATACCCCAAATGTGTGCCAGCTTCAAAAGCAAGTAGAATGACAGAATCACAAAAAAAGAGTGCAGTGAAAAGAAAAAGAGCAAAAGCTCAAGGAGTGGGTGGTAAACCTACAAATGTAAAAACCTTTGCAAGCAAGGGGATGTTGATACAAACATACTATGAGGATATACTTTAGTCATGGAAAAAAATAAAAAATCATCTTTTGGAATGTTGTCAGTCAAAGCTGGAATAGACAACAACCCAAACCCTACTCAGGCAGACAGAATTGCTGGTGCTAAGATGAAAGATAAGACACAAAAAGCTAATGAGGGTAAACTTATGTCAGAAAAAGAAAAAGGCAAAAAAAAATCAAAGCCTGAAGTAAAAGAAAAACCTATTCCAAGAATGGAAGATTTACCACCAAAAAAAGCAATAAATGAGGTGCCTTTTATTAAGATGAAAGACCCTTTTACAGGTAAAGATTTTATTCTTGATACAAGACCAGATAGACCTATGGATATTTTAAAAGACATAGAAAGAAAAAAATATGGTGGCTCTGTAGGTGTTAAAATGGCAAAGGGTGGCTTTAAAAATAAAACACCAATTTATTAAGGTGATGTATGGCAACTTCAGATTCAACTACTTTTGATCTCAATATTGATGATATCATTCAAGAAGCTTACGAAAGATGTGGAAAACGAACTAACAGTGGGTATGATTTAAAATCAGCAAGAAGAAGTCTCAACATTTTATTCAGTGAGTGGGGTAATAGAGGTGTTCACTTATGGAAAGTTGAACTAAAAGAACAAGCTCTTACTAACGGAACAGCAACTTATACAGCACCAACAAATGCAAACGATATATTAGAAGCCTATATAAGTACAACGACAGGCACTACTTCTTCAACCAATGATGTATCTTTAACAAAAATTAGTAGAAGTGAATATGCTGCTTTACCAAATAAAGGTTCAACAGGACAACCCTCACAATATTATGTTGACAGACAAACTATTCCACAAATTACTTTATATCAAACACCAAATGCTTCAACATATACATATTTAAAATATTACTATTTAAAAAGAATTGAAGACGCTGGAGCTTATACTAATACGGCTGATGTAGTATTTAGATTTATTCCGTGCATGGTCGCTGGTCTAGCTTATTATTTGTCTATGAAGTATAATCCACAAGTGGTTCAACAAAATAAACTTATTTATGAAGATGAATTACAAAGAGCATTGGTTGAAGATGGACAAAGAACATCTGTTTATATAACACCACAATCATATTACCCAACTAGATTATAAGGAGAAAAAATGAAAGGATTACGATTAAAAACAGGTGGAGATGCAAACTTAGAATTTATAAAAGGTGTAAGTCCTGTATTAGCTCAGTCTTACAGTGCTATGTTATCTAATATAAAAGATCCAACAAAACAAGATACTTTTAAAAGAAGAGCAGGACAACAAATTGCAGCTTATAAAAACATGCCTGAAGAACAACAAAAGGCTTTTGTTTCTGAAATGACTACTAAATATTCATCACCAACAAAAGAAACATTTAGTGATATTAATAAAAGTTTAGAAGGCAAATACAGACCTGTTTATCAAGTTGCAGCAACAAGAAAAAGTAAACCGACTGTTGCTAAAGATATTTACAAAGAATTAGGAATGGCTAAAACTGGAGGCATTGCAATCAGAGGTAATAAATTCAAAGGGATTTTCTAATGAAAGGTATGAAATTATACAAAAAAGCTACAGGAGGATATCTGTCAGCACTAGAACAATCAAAACCTGAATTGTTTAAAACAATAAAAAGTTATAGGGATAGATTAAGTGGTGGTGAGCAAGAAACTTTTGATAAAAGAGCGAATATTCAATATGCTGCTACTATGAATATGCCTAAAAGTCAAAGAGATGCTTATATATCATCAATTGAAAAAGAATATTCAAAACCTACAGATACACAATTTAAACAAGTAAAAAGTAGTTTAGGACAAAAGTTTAAACCGACTTATACTTATATTGCTAAAGACCCTGATAAACCTGCTGCTACGACTGGTTATTATAGAGATTTATCATCTGAGATAGCAGAAGCAGATAAGGCTTTAAAAAGTTTAATGATTACTGAAACAGAACAAAGAACAAGACCAAAGTATGAGGTAAGCTATCCTCAATCTGGAATAGCTGGCTCAGTACAAAAACCACCTACTTATACAAGTGAATTACCAAAGGGTGCTGTAAAAACGCAAGGTCAGTATGGACAACAATTTTATCAGGCTCCAATTCAAGGTTATGTAGGTATGGGACAACAAAATACAAACCCACAATATAGACGAGTTGGTGATGAAAAATATACAGTTTCAACAACACGAGCTCAAAAAGCAGGGGATGAAGAATATGATAAACAATTTGCTGCACTTCAAAGACTTCAAAAAAGACATGATAATAGGTTTCTTTATCATCAATATCAGCCATCAAAGGGTCTTACAGGACAAAATGTTTATTCAAATATTGGGATTAATAACACACAGACAACTCAACCAAAACCTTTTGTAAATCCATATGCCTCTTATGGAACACCTTATGGAACTGCAAAAAAAGGAGGAGCTGTTAAAATGAGTAAAGGTGGTAAAGCAGCTATTCGTGGTAAAAGATTTACAGGAGTATATTAGTGGCATACGCAAGAGGTAAATACGCAAAAGCAATTTCTGATCGTTCTGGCATGGCATTTCCTTACAATGAAATGGTAAGAGAATGGAATGGTTCACTTGTACACAAGTCAGAATATGAAGCAAAACATCCTCAGATAAGAAGAAAACATATTACTGCTGATCCCATAGCTTTAGCTAACGCTAAAAGTCAAAAATTTCAACAACCCATACAACCTTTTATAAATGATTCAACAACAGATCAAACAAAAGCTGATTCAGGAGGAGGAGGTCAAGTAGTTGTTAATTTAACTTTACCAGGAGATTTTGCATTTAGAACAGATGGTTCAGTCTCTTTGACATCTACAGATGCCAGTCCAACTTACGGAAGTATGGTTCCTGACGATGGTTCAGAAGAAAACAGAAAAAGACAGTTAACAGCCGAAATTGGCAAAATCACAGTTGATGCGACTGCTGTAACAATATTAGCTGTTACTGTTGTAAGCACGGCTGATGGAAACAAATATTTTATTGATGGTGTAAGACAAGCGACCCCTAATTTTGTAAGAGGAAATACTTATAGATTTTCACAACCAGAAAGTGCAAGTGCTCATCCTTTGCGTATAAGTACGACCAGCGATGGCACACATAATTCAGGTTCTGCTTATACAACAGGTGTAACAACAACTTCAGAGTACACACAAATTACTGTGGCTAGTGACGCACCAAGTACATTATATTATTATTGTAGTAATCATCCAGCTATGGGTGGTTCAATAAATGTATCAGGATAGACTATGGCAATCACACACGCAAATTTTTTAACACAAGTAAGAAATTACACCGAAGTTGATAGTAATGTATTATCAGACACTTTAATTGATCAATTTATTAGAAATGTAGAATTAGATGTTGCTGGC